ATCAATCAAGGCGCCTTATCAGGGTCCCCGCCCACTATCGACCGCCCCATGGCGCCGGTTCGGGGGTACGGGGGACCTGGTGTTCCGAGTGCGAGCGCCGGCGGGCACCGAGGAAAAGGGTTCGATGCCGGCGCAGGCAGCTCACAGCGCGGCCGCGGCCTGGAGGGCGACCGGGGCGGCGCAGACGTGGAGCGAGGTATCCCATAACGCCGGTTAGGGGTGCGCTACGCGAAACCACTGCCCGGGCTGAGCGCCACGACGCGCAACCGCCATTACCTATGACGATTGTCCTCTGTCAGTCACGGGTCGATGATTATTGAGGCAAGTCGGCATACATGCCGTGCTTGCCGGAACATTGAATCGTTGTGGTAGTTCACGCTCGGCGATGTCGGGCAGAAAGGATCGAACGATGAGCAAAACCCGCGTCATTGTTTTCGCGCCGCTGACTGTGATGGCAATAACCCTCGGAGTGCTGATGCCCAACGTGCTCGCTTCCACATCCTCGATCGGCTCCAGAGCCGCAGCTTCGGGTCCCGTGGTGGCCCAGGATCCGACTGGCCCGGGCTATTGGCTAGCGGCCTCGGACGGCGGAGTGTTCACTTTCGGCGGAGCTACGTTCTTTGGCTCGATGGGTGGGACGCCGTTAAACAGCCCCATCGTCGGGATAACCGCCACCCCCGATGGCGGTGGTTATTGGTTGGTGGCGGCGGATGGCGGGATCTTCTCCTTCGGCGACGCTCAGTTCTTCGGTTCGACCGGAGCCATCCACCTCAACAAGCCGATCGTCGGCATGGCGGCGGTGCCGGAGGCCTCGAGCGTCTACGCGGGACGCATTCAGATGGTGACGAATGGAATCACAGCCCCAACCTGCACCATGGTCTCGGGCTTTGGGCCAAATCCAGTAACCCTCACCCCCGCGGGCGGCGGTTCGACCCCAACTTGCACCCTTCATGTGACGGGCGGCTTCCCCGCCAACAGCCAGATAGTCGCCACTTCCAACTTCGGTGTTGGAGTGAGCACCACTATCCCCGGTGCAACGGCTGGTGACTTCTCCATCACATTGAGCACTGGAGTTACGAGCATCTTCAACTTGGATTTCCAGATTGCCTTGCCGCCGGCCTAGCTGACGGTCTTCGATGTGCCGTCGGGGCGACCGTCCTAGATCGCCGTTTCGGCGATAGGGCCTAGATCGGTAAGGGGTCGTCCTCGCGCTCGTCGTCGTCGAGGTACCACGAGAGATTGATGATCCGAGGCCGGCGCCGGCGAGGGAACGTGTTGAGACCCCACGCTGCGAGGGTGACCGCCACCAACGGGCTGATGTCGACCCCGCTCGAGCGTCGGGACCAGGCGAAGGCGTCACCGACCGGACGACGCACCGCCCCGGTGAGAGCCGAGGCGAGCTCGGGCTGGCCGATATGGCGGAGCTTGCCCTCCTGGCACGCCGTGACGAAGGCGGCGTGGGCCTGGGTCACATCGAGTGATGTCACCTCGGTCACAGTCACGCTGAGTTCACGCAGAAGGGTGATGGCGGTCGACGCCGGAGTGCGTGGGTCCACCAGGACGCGGTCGGCCTTGTGCTCACGGGCGATACGAGCGACCTCGGCGACAAGCCAGCCTGTCCCTTGCTCATGGGCGACGAGCTCGACGTGGGCGAAGCCGTCGTCGCGAGTCGATGCGATGGCGATGGAGCTGGCGGAGCCGTCGGGCACGGAGTCGAAGGCCAGCATGAGGTTGTCGCCCCGCCGGCTCTCAGCGTCGAAGAGGTCGGCCCACGTCTCGAGCGACACGACGGGGTCATGATGCTGCGTTGTCCACATGCACAACCGGGATCGCTTGAAGTCGGCCTCGCCCATCGACGCGAGCTCGGCTCGGACGGCGTCCTCGGTGATGGTCGTGCCGAGGGCCGGATTGCACGCCTCCCAGACGGCGGAGTCGGTGTGGTCGGCATCGTCGGGGGCGCCGTATTCGATGAAGGCGGTGCCCGAGGTGATGCCCGCGTCGATCAGTTGGCGGCGGCTCTCCACCCGCTCGAGCAAGTACGGAGAACCGGACCTTGTGCCGGCCGTGCTGACCACGAGCCACTGCACGCCGGGCTTGCGCTCCGTCCGAGTCGCGAACGCCGGCAGGACGGAGGTCTCGACCCGGGAATCGACCTGGCTGAACGCCTCGTCGAGGACGCCGAAGTCGAACACTTGCCCGTGTTGGGCTTTTGTACTCGTGCTGACGAGCAGCTCGATCACGGACCCGTTGTTGAACCGGATCGACTCCGAACCGTTGGCGGAGCGCACCTTGTACGAGCCCTTGAGGGCGCTGGCATCGAGGAGCGGGACCCAGACCTCAAGCAGCATCTTGCGAGCCGACTTGAGGTCCTGGGCGCCGTAGCCGCATCGGCTTCCCGGCGTGCCGAGGCAGCGAACCAGAAGCAGCACGAGCAACAGCGTGGACTTGCCGTTCTGCCGAGGCACGAGGAGCGTGCAGTCGGTGAAGGCGTAGAACCCGCACTCGTCCATCTCGGTGAAGAGCTTGACGGCGTCACGCTGCCACTCCATGAGGTCGAGGCCGAGCAGCCGGGCGATCTTGGCCGCCGGGCCGACCATCGTCTTGCGCTCAGGGGTGCGCGGGGTCGCATAGAGGGGTGTGGCGGTCACTCTGCGAACAGTCCCTTGATGAGTTCGGCCGCTGCGTTCTCTCGGTCGGGGTCGAGGAGGTCGGCCAAGACCGACCGAAGCTCTCGACTGAGTAGCGCCAGCGACGTGGCCCCGGTCCCGGGCGTGTCGATGCGCTTGGCGAGGCTCCGTGCGAGCTCGGCCCGTGCTTCGCCGGCCTCGTCCAGGGTGAGCGAACGCATGAGGGCGTTCACGGCGTTTGTCACCGGCTTGCGCGTCGGTTGCCTGGCCGCTTCGGCGGCCTGGGCGTTGCTGATCGTCATGAAATCACCAGACCTGTGACTGCGGGCGGGGTGCGACCGTCTGCTGCCGGCGCTTTCCCTTCTTGGAGTTGCACTTGGCATGGACGGCCTGCAGGTTGCTCGGGTCGAGCGTCAGATGGCGCTGTGTCCTGAGGTCGAGGCCGAGGAAAGCCGCCCGCGGGACCTTGTGATCGACCGATGTCGACCACGCGCTGCGGGGTGGGGCATCTGGGTTGAGAGATCGGCCGCAGATCGCGCAGACCTGGGCGTTTTTGATTACCCGAGCCCTGGTCTTCTCCCACTCCCAGGCGGTCACGCCGCGCGGCAAAAGCATCATGGCCGCGACCCGCCAACCTGCGAAGACTGGCCCAAGTCCAGTGTTGGCGCCGGATGGTCACCGTGGCGGCGTACTAGGTCCTGGCGGCCGGCCGTCCAAGGGTGAGACCTGCCCTGGGTCGTTGCGCTGCTGGTCACCGCTGCACGCCCTTGGCGATGCGCTGGCGTGGGCGGCGTGCCTCTTCGTCGCGCTGCCGGTAGTAGTTGACAGACAGCGGGACGAGGCGGTCGAGGGCAGAGTCGAGCTGCAACGATGCCAGCGTCATCTCGTCCTCGGGTCTGCTGCGAAGCCGGACGAAAAGGTGCGCGGCCTCCGGCCGCAGCGCCCAGCCGGGCTCCGCCAGGTCGGCCACCCGGATGAGGTTCGCTGCGAGCTGCTCGGCCTTGGGGTCTTGCAGGATGCCGGCCCGCAAAAGACGGGTCTCCTCATCCGTGAAGGCGGCGGTAACAGGCCGGTCGAGGAGCTCCTCGAAGTCGTCGGTCATCGTTGGCGCTCCAGCTCTGTCAGCCAGCGAACCTGGCGCTTGGAAAGCCCGAGCGCCGATGCCAGCGGGCCGACCGGCTGGCCACGCTGTAGGCGGCCACGGACGGTGCGAACGAGCATGTCTTGCTGCGCGGGTGACTGGGCAACTCTCGATGCGCGCTCTCGAAGAACGAGGTTGACTGTCTGCGACGGATTGCCATAACCGCGACGGGAACGGGCGATGACGCTGGTCGTGGGCGAGGCGCCATAGTTGCAGACGCTCACGTCGCCGCGATTCAGGTCGACCTCGCGAATCGTTCTCAGCGTGTAGTCATCGTTCCACTCTTGGTCGACACACCTAAAAGCGAAGGAGCACTGATCTAAAAGGCCCGAGCTGACCTTGGACATCACGGTCTGTGCATCGGGGTCGTTGCGGTCCAGCTGGGCGTCGAAGTGCAATCCATGGGAGTCCTCCTGCAGCCGCAGGTGTCCTGGCTGTCCGGCCGGGATCGTGGTGCGGGCCAAGGGGAGGCCTTCGTGGTTGACGAGCAACTGCACATCCGGCTGCCTTGCCAGGGTCCTGCGAAAGGCACCCCCGACCATGACTTCGTCGTAGGCACCCATGCCGTACTTGATGTCCGTGACTGAGCCGTAGCCGTCGAGGCGGAACTGCATGCCGCCAAGGTCACGGGCCTCGAGAGTCGTCGCGAAGTTGCGGACCTCTCGGCCGTTGACCATTGGCACACGCGGCGGTGTGCGGGTTTTGGCTTTTGTGGCCATGGTGTGTTGGTTCTCCTTGATTAGACGGGAGCGGCGGCACGAACCCGGCCGCGGCTCTTCGTGTCGGACTTGCCCCTGGGTCCGTACTTCTTGGCGAGTCGCTCGTACTCGGCCTCGCGCTCGTGCGATGGCAGGAGATCGGCCGTCTCCCATGCGGCTGCGGGCAGCTGCGGATAGGGAATCCCGGTATGGCATTCGAGGCGGCGCTCGGCCGAGCGAACGCCACCGTCTTCGCCCACAGACTCCGCGTCGGCGCGCTCGGCGAGCAACTCACGCACCCGCCGCACAAAGGCGGGTTCCTTCTCGCCCTGAGCGAAGGCAACGGCGTTGACCTGCTTGGCGTAGGCGGTCCAGATGCGCCCGCTCTCGAGGAGGTCGGGGTGATTCCTGACCGCCTGCTCGTCGGCGATGCGGAGTTGCGCCTTGATCTGTTTCACCG